GCTATCCCCACCGTCATTTATTCTTATAGCATTAACAGATCCATCTATAGCGGTTACTTCCACAATAGATTGAATAGTTTCTAAATCAGTATATTGGGATAAATTAGTAATAGCATTTGCACCGCTGCCCGGGCCAGAAATAAATAATTCGGCGCTAGTGTACCCATATCCTCTACTTTCAATTATAATATCTTCTACTTACCTACACTATTAATGTAAGGGGTAAGAACTGCTCCTACTCCATCCCCAATAACAGAAACAGAAGTAGTTAAGTTAGTTGAATAACCTGTACCAGGGTCCTCAATAACTATAGATTCTATTCTACCTTCATATAATATAGGTTTTAGAATTGCTTTAGAATTAAAAAATAAATTAGCCGTAGCATTAGAAGTAGGCTGGTAGCTACCTGTCGTTAAAATAGTTATACTAGTATTAGAAATAACATTGGAGGAGTAGCCAGACCCCGGATTTACAATTACCACATCCACCAAGGAATTTTGACTAAAAATTAAGTTAGCCTTAGCATTAGATGTTGGTTGAACGGCACCGGTAGTCGCAATAGTTGCCGTAGTATTAATAATAGCGTTAGTAATATACCCGCTGCCAACTGATAAAATTTTTACATTACCTAAGCCTTTGTATAAGCTTGTACCCGTCCCTTGCGTATCATTTATTGAAATAGTTGCATATTGATAATTATAGCCGGGGTTAGTAATTACTGTATCAATAATTTCCCCGCTTTGGTTAATCACCGGGGTAATATTAGCTAGTACGTTGCCATTTCCAGAGTTGAAATTACCTGTCACAGACAAAGTAGTAGCAGTGTTATTATTGTATCCTGATCCTCCCTCAAGTATAACTACACTACTAATTTCTCCGTTCGCATAATACCCTAAATTAATAGCCCTTTGAACTGGCATGTAATCATAAGTTAAAAATTTATTTCTGTTTGCTAGCGGAATGGAATACATATATTTCCAAATGTACCCATCGCTGGTGTTTATTGGTGTAAAGTCTGTTTCAGAAGGTTCTATAGTCGAATTAGCACCCTCGTTATTATACAAACATTTATAGACATTATAATTACTACTTAAAACATAAAAATTAGAATTTTTTAAAGAAGGTGAGCCGGAATTAGAAAGCACAGAACTAGAATAATCATCATACTGATCATACACTACATTAGAAGACCAATCTCTTCTAGGCACAACAAGAGACACATCCCTCAAATTTATTCTTTTTACACTAATAATACCATCACGAGTATATTTTTCATAAGCAGCTGTATCTAATGGAATACCCGGTACTAATTCATTTTCCCATTGAAGAATATTACCTATAAAATAGTAATAAATGCTTCTATTAGAAATTATTTCATTGTATAAAGTCTCTATAAGAGACTGATGAACAGACTCTTTAAGTAAAAAAGACATTTTAAGCTACAGTCAAGTTCCATGTAATAATGATAGAGTCACCAGCAGCTTTGTTAACCACACTAAAAGTTGTTCTGCACAACATATCACCGGATGACCCCGCATTAAATATTCCAGCTTCTTGAACCGCTCCTGTACCAGTACCTGCAGGAAACGTGGCAATGTAAGTGTTTACATTACTAGAACGAGAAGTAGAATCAAAAGCTACTCGACCTAACTCACCCAGTAGCGCAGTTTGGCCAGTTGCAGCTGCTGTAGATGAGCTTCCAATAGCCATATGACTCGGAGTAGGAGTTGTATTACCAAGCAGTCTAGAGGCAATTATATTTTTACCTGTAGCTACAACAAGATTGTCTATTTTTTGTTCTCCTTTTAATAGACCGTCGCTATCTAAATGGATCACGTTGAGTCTACCTTTAATTTTTACTGAATCTGCTACCATTTTTTTTCCTTAAAAAGTATTTTGTTCTGAAACATAAATGTCTACAAAGTAATCAAAATAATTAATCACATAATTAAGATATGCTACTGTACCTGAATCTGTAAATGATACTTTACTATAAAGATTATTTATACTCGTTGAGAACGATGCATATGCTGTATTACTTAATGTTATACTATCAGTAATTAATTTATAGATTACTGTATTACCTAGATTATCTGAAGGAGTTACACTATCAGTCGCAGCAACATTAACTAAAATACTTGTATTATCGGAAAGTATAATACTGTTAGATAAAGGTGTACCCTGTATACTTGCTGATATAACCTCGTTTACTGTAATGTTATTTGATAAGAATAAAGCTAATTCAGCTAAAGAAGAATCAGAAATTGTAACGTTATCTGATATAAACTTACCAAAACTTAAGGTATTCGAATCTGAGAGTGAGACACTATCCGGTATGGTAGTAATAAAATTTTTATTAACATCATCATCTAATGTAAAGCTTTCATCGTTAATTTTGAAAGAAGTTTTTAATATGCTCAAATCAGATATACTAACTGAACTATTTGCTAATACTCTAGTAGTAAAGCTTAATACATCGTCAAAATCTAAACTATCTTTTATTTCTAGTAAAACATTACTTCTTGTTAATATACTTACATTTGATCTTATGTTTGCAAAATTTTCTAAATTTCGTTTTGCAAATAAATTAGTACCTGCTGGGTGAATTAATTTTTTAACTATATTATAAAAAACACTTACATCTATGCTACTTTCTATCTGATAAGCATATGGTTGATAAAGCTGATTATCTGCTAATCTCACATCTGGTTCAGAAACAAACCCCTGAGAAGATTTGTACTCCCCGGGGTATCTTGCTAAAGCTCCCATATTAAATTTTAAAATAGCTGCGTCTGAATCACTAGAAGAGGTTGCAGATGTAACCGTACTTACGGTGGTGGTAGAGACTACAGGGTCAAACGTATAACCCAATACTGTACTACCATCCTGTACGTATATATCTACAAAATAACTGTAAAAATTTACAACATAATCTAATCCAGAAATAGAAAAAGATGGGACATAGTCTGATGCAAAATACCGTGTAGGAGAAGTATTAGAGTGAGGTGTTCCAATATTAATTTCATCTTTGAAACCACCTGTAATACTAGTAAAATTTCTATTATATGCAGATATTCCAGATAGAGAAGAAATTTCAAAATTAAAAGATGTATTACTTTCATAACCATAACCATAATTGATAGTTTTAAACGCTGCTACACCCGTGTTAGCATGAGTTTTTAAAACTTTTAATAGTGTACCGCTTCCTCCTAATTCTATAATATTATAAATCTGACCTACTTTAAACCCAGCTCCTGCATTAAGGATTTCTAAATTGGAGGTTATAGGTAAAACCTTTCCTAAAAAATCATAGTTAGGATAGGTACCTACATATACGTCATCATCTATAGAATAATTGGTAGTAGAAGTGTATGGGATATAAATTTCATATTTGTTATTTTCTAAAAATCTTACTTTAAGAATTTGATCAGTAAATGTAATGCCATCCTTTTTTACATTAAGGATTTTACCGGCTAAGTTATTAGTACTACCTGAAATAAGCGTGACCTGAATTGACAGCTTTTGTTCCCATATACCATCACTGGCTTTCAGAACTAAATCGTACGGGTAAGAGGTTTTAGCTATTTCACCATATAAGAGTTGAAACAAAAGTTTAAAAGATAAATTACTACCTTTAGAGGTGTATAGGTCATTTATTCTTTTTATAAGTAAACGTTTATTTACGCTTGAATTGAATGGTAAATCTTTAGCATAATTTAATAAAAAATAGTTTAAAAATGAGGATGTTGTTCTATCGATATCCGAATATTCAGATGCATTTTGAACAATCTCTATAGCTTGTTGGTCTTGTTCTAAAAATCTATAATATGCTTCTATAAAGCTAACAAACAAACTATAATCATTAGATACAAACTCCGGAAGCTGGCTTCTAACCAGCTTAGAAATTTTTTCTTTTAACCTGGATAATGTCATGTTATTAAAGGAGTAACTGAAATACTAGTACCGGGAAGATACCCCCCGGGTAACGCCATTACAGTATCATCTTGCAAGAATATTTCATTTCTTGCTGATGTTAATGTATAATAATTTTCTTGAATTTCAGCATTAATTCTTATATCAATAATGTTCGTAGGATAGGAAACTGGTGTTAAACTATTAATTACAACCTCACCTGTACTATAATGTACACTACCTATATTTCTTAAAACTATAGACCCATTACTTACGTTTAACACTCTTAGTATACCCGTACCGGTATAAGAAGGTGGTGATTCATTGGGTATATCAATAATCTTACAAAGCGTAATTAGAGTGTTTACATTAAGATAAAAATAACTTGATGTTATACCTCCAGGCTTTATAGGGTTCCTAAATTTAATAGTGTTTGAATTTAAAAAAGTATTACTTATTCCTAATGTTGGTAATATTCTTTTCTGTAACTTTATAGTTATTATCGCATTCAAAATAGAGTTATCAGAATTAAGTATATTTTTAACTAATTTTGAATAAAAAAAAGTTTTATAAAATTTTCCAAGCTCATTATCAAAGAAATTTTCAATAGTAGTTAAAACGGTAGATTTTATTCCTTCTGCACCTAAAGTAGTTAGGGAAGGATTATATTGAACAGCACAGGTCGTGGTTATAAAAATATAAGACGGGTCTATAAAATCTATTCCGGAAGAAATTATTTTTTTATCATTTAGTATAATATTTTTTATATTGTCTTTTACATACTGGGGTATAGTAAAACCAGTAGCTGGTTTTAAACTTACTAAAACTTTACCGTAAATAGGAGGATCATTATCCTCCCCACCCCATACAGCTACGGATTCTGCACCAGAATAATTAGCTAGTATTAATGCTTCATAATCATCAGCAGTCACGGCCCTATTCTTTGCCGCGTTAATTTTAGAAGCATTATACTTAATAGACGTAATAGATTCTTCATCTTTGGCCCCAGAAGAATTACTGTTCACCGTTATGGTAATATCACTTGATCCCCCTATTGAACTAGCAGCAGTAAAAGTTTGGGTATTTAAACTAGATACATTAGTGGAAGAACCTGAAGAGCGCAAAAATCTTAAATTAATAATATTACCTAGAACAAGCTGCTTGCCAATTATACCGTCGCCAAAATAAATTTGATATTTACCTAAAGGTGAAAGTTCTAAAAAATAAATTTTAGACTCTGAGGTCTTGCCAGTGATGTCAGTAGCTAAATTGTAAGTGTAAGAGGTTAGATCTGAAATAGAATTTTGTACTTCTACAGATAAGGTAGTCGTATCTATATCTAATGCTGGAATTTCATACTTACCATCTGGTGTGGTATCAGCAACTACAAAGGTATGAGATGCTTGAATGCCCTCAACAATATTTAAATTATTAAACGTGTAAGAAGTACCACTTCTTTCAGCGCTATAATCTTGAATAGTTGAAAATGTATAGGAAGTCCCATTTACAGAAGATGTAAATTGAGTAAATTTGTTAATAAACAACGTTGGAGGTAGGTTTGTGGGGTTATTTACTACAACATTAATACTGGAGGTAGAACTTCTTTTTGATCTAGGGGTGTATCCTAGATGTTTTGCTATGGAAGCTGCTGAAGATCTTTTAACTGCAGAATCTAAAAACATTTCGTTCATTAACATATTAGCAAGATATGCATTATAGTGGGTGTTGTATGCTAACAAATCAATTAAAACAGATAGACTAGATCCTTCAAAATCGTAGTCTGTAAATTCTGATTGAGATTGTAAAAAAGTTTTAAGATTAGTTTTTATAGCATCAAAATCTAGCTCAGCTATTCTTAGGTTTGCCATTATCTTACTCTTGTTAGATATGTAGAAAGGGTAACAGGCCTGTCTGAATTTATAAGTTTAAAAATTATATCTAGATCGATTCTATTTTCATCTTGTCTATCACTAATTTTTATATCCAAAATAGATACGCGCGGTTCAAATTTCCTTACTACTTCAAATATAGAACGCTTCATGGTTTGAACTGTCACAGACGTAAAATTTTCAAATAATAGGCTGTGTACCTGACATCCAATTTCAGGATGAAAAGGTCGTTCATAGTTCTTAGTAGAAATTAAATTACGCAGAGAAGACTTAACAGCGTCCTCATTGGTCTTAACGTTAAGATCATTAGATACAGGATGCTTGGAAAACAGCAGATTAAAATCGGTAAAAGTTCTAGTATTTCTAGCCATAATATATTTATCCTCCTACTACTACTGTGTTACTACCAGACACTATAGTATCATTGCGAGAATCCCTATCCCCGACTCTACAAACTCTTAAATTATTAGCGTACACGGTAGAACTAGCTTCTACCATCGTATCGTTTCTTGTATCCTTATCCCCTAACCTAACCACACCTAACCCATTAGCAAATACTGTTGGGCTTCCCTTATTTTTAGTATCATTTCGGGAATCTTTACTACCTATGAATGCAATTTGTGGCATTTAAAAAGTTATGTTTATATTAGATTTTAAATTAAAATTAACCAATTGCTGGGCTTGATATGCAATTTCTTCTGTAATTACCTTTCCATACGGCTGTAATGGGTGCACTCCATCAGGTAGACCATTCGTCATAACATTTGCCCATCTCGGGTCAATAAATGGAATATTTTCTCTTCTAGCTTTATCATGAAGCTGCTGATGAATGTTACTAGCGTTTACTACCCCAGTAGTGTTAGTGGTAAAATACCCCGGGTTGGCCCCCTCTCCATTATTAGCTTGCGGGTTACACCCAATTAAAATAACCGTTGCATTACAATTATTTACAGCATGTTTAATAATAGTGTCTATATTTCTAAGTGTAACGTTAGGTTGACCCATTAAAATAGCATCAGCTACTCCATAACGAATTACCGCTATATTGGGTCTAACATTAGACAGGTATCCAGTTATAGTTACGTGCGAACCAAAAGGATTTGGACCAGGTCCAATGTAGTTTTGTAACCCGGTTAATGCTTCATCTGTTGTTACCTCCCCT